TTAATTGGAAGAGTACATATCTCTGAAAATTCTTGAAAAAAATAAAAGTTGTGTAAAAATCTGAAATAATTTGTGATATGTACTCTCTGAAAAGGCTTAAAGTGAAAAATGTTATATATAATATAACAAATATAACTAGACTATAATCATCACAAAGGTGGGAGTTGAATGTCATTTTCAAGACAAATATTATATATTGAAATATAATCGTCGTAATTATCATTATAAATCATTTCTATAACAGTTTGTTTTATTTTTTCATCAATGTTTTGTTGCGAAATATAATCAACAAGACTTATATTTTCAGGCTTTATTTCATCTACATATAGAAAGTTCATATCATTCGCAAGTGCGACAATGTCATTATCATATTGAATATCTTTTGTGTCACTCATATTAAGATATAACATTATCTATCAAAAAACATAATCATTTTTTCTTATACAGGAAGCAATATTCCTGCATTTTTATAACTAAAATAATCATAAAGTTTATCATTCATCATCACGTATTTTTGACCATTTTTTGAAACAACTGAACCCTTGCCTTTTTTGAGAATCTGTAATTTCCTATGTTTTTGTATTTTAGAATCATCTGTAATATTTGGAGTATAAGTTAAGTCTTCTGGATCAACATTAATAGCCCAATTATAACACTTATATCCATTTTCTTTTGGTCTATTTTGTACAGAATTGATAATACAATCTAAAGATGCCGCCTTCAGCATATCTAGAAACTTATTTATAATATTTTCCTTTTTAGTCGCTATTTGTAGTATATGTTCATCTGTTGTAATCGCATTATCTAATGTTCGCAAAGTAAAATCATTAGCAAGTTGGTTTTTAGTAAATTTTACAATATAGGTAAATATTTGAACATTTCTTTCTTCTTTTGGAAGAGTTTCATGAGAACATGTACGTACAGCCCTTCCAATGACTTGGTTAATTCTCACTGAATTCCAGAAATACTCCATGATTAAAACCCTCCTGACATTTTTGAGCGAAATACCTTCAGACCCAGATTGAGTAATCATCATTATTTTCACAAGTTTTCCATACAATTGATCCCTATCTATAAGCTGCTTTTTAATGCTATCTGGAAGTAATTCAAAAGAACCGTTGAAGAGGTTCATTAAGATATTAGTTTTGGTTCGATCATTATCAAATATAACATATCTTTTGTGATCGTATTCTTTATCTAAAACAGATTCGTCTTCAAAAACATAACCATCATCTGTTTTCTTCAAATTGATTTGTGTATAACCTTGTTTGTTTAAGCATTTTGAAAAAATACCAAGACCCTCAACAGTTCTGAATTGAGAATACACTAAAACAGTACCTGGTGAAGTTTGGATATCATCCATCATTTTGGCATATTTTGGACTGTACATCTGTTTCAAATTTTCAATAGAAATATAATCACCTTCTTCAATTTCCCCAATTGCCTTGTCGAGATGTTTCTCATATTTCATTCTAGCTGTTTTGATTAAATCGGTTTTACCTTCACCATCTATATCTTCCATATTCATCTCGTTTTTCATCATATTTCTTATATCTTGTGGAAATTCTCTTTTGATATTTTCTGGAAAAGCAAAATTACATACCATTCTACTAAAGGCTCTGTAAACAGATGTCTTATCGTCAAGAACATTAGTTGCTTTCGTAAACTTTGATTTTTTATTCCTATCATCTATCGCACGTTCTCTATCACGAACATCAGTATATAAAGACAATTGATGAGGTGTCATGTCTAAATATTGAATAACATTTGGAAGAACGGTGGGAAATAATTCAGTCCCAGATGTTTTGTAATAACTCAATGCACCCAAAATTCTTCTTTGAAAAAGATCTTCGTTTTTTATAACAGGGTTATCATTATCTGTTGTATCAATGAAATACTTGTTGAATTCATCAGCACTCGATGGTAAAGCATGATATGTGTTTAATCCAAATTTCACACCTACATGAAATCCACGCATTTCATTAAATTTTGTTATAATTTCTTTCACGATGTCTTCATCGTCTTTTTTCCATATTTTCTTAATGATTTTATTCTTGTTCCTTACAAAACCATCAGGTAATAAGGTCATACTAATTTTTTTGTTTAAAGAGTTGTAAGATATTTCATCAATATATTGATACATATTATGTTGTTTGAGAAATGCAATAATTTCGTCAATAGTTTTTTCTTGAGATTTCTTTAAAAGTTTTATATCATATATATTCATTGGTCCTTTAATAAGATTTATTAATGTCGCAATTTCATATGGATTATTTATAATAGGTGTACCAGATAAAAGAACCAATTTAACATTCTTTGAATTCATCAATGAATTATAGATACTTCTTGCAAGTTTTGAACCATTCACAACTCTGCTGATAAAGTTATGAATTTCATCAATTACGATGAAAGAATTATCAAAACCTTTTTCTTTATATTCAGCAGTGTTTTTCTGTGTCAATCCATTATAACTAATGAACTGATATCTATTTTTTATGATATTTTGTATAATATTATCAATATCATTTTTTTCATTTGAAGACAAAGATCCGTATTTCACATTTTCTCTAACAATTAAAGAATCTTTAATATCGTTATTATACATTGGAATCCATATTAAATCATTCTTTACAAAATTACCAGAAATTGCATATTTATCAAGAACGGCTTTCTTGTTTTTTGTTTTCAATTGTGTCCATGATTTCTTCATGTTTAATCCCAATTTTGATATTTTTAATAACTCGTTTTCATAATTTTGAGCAAGCGAAGCTGGTGTAAATATGTAAACATCCTTTCTTTCAATATATCCTTCAGCTGCTGCTATAGATGCGGCAGATTTTCCAGATCCAAGTTCATGATACAAAAGAACACCACGATAAGGACTATCTATTTGCATATAATCTCTTATAATACGTTGCTGTGGAAACAATTTTAGTGATTTTGAAGAAACGTCACATTCGTCTTTCTTACAATCGCACGTCATCTTTTTGCTGGAACTGGAATATTTCGAAGGATGAAATGTATCATATACAAACCTATTGTAACCGATTCTGTTTGGTAATATCCAGTCATCGGGTTTTACCTCCAAATCCATGTTTTCTATTTGTATATAATATTAATGTTTGAAAATTATAATCAAAAATTCAAAAATATAAGTTGAATTAAATTAAAAATAAGAAATCTATACATTTTTCTTTTCAATAATAGTTTCATCATATGTATCTGTTGAGGAATCTTCGTCTAGAGAATCATCATTAACACTTTCTTCTGTATCGAAGTCTTGTATATTTTCTTCAACACTATATTCTTCATAATTTGAAAGATTGTCATCTTCAGCCTCTTTTTGTTTAATTTGCTCAACAAAATCATTATTTTTGTTGATAATCTGTTCAATAAATGTATTAAACCTTCTCCTTTTTCGCGAGTTATCTGCAAAAACTATATTTTCATCGATCAAATCGAAAACTCTATGTTGTATATTCAAAATGTCGTTACTAAAAAAATTATAAGGAAAAATTATGTTCAACATGATACAAAAGCTGCATAGAGAATTGTAATAAATACATTTTATTCCGTCAATGACGTACATATTTCAAATATCGAGAAATTTTAAATTATAATACGTGTACAACCTTTATATAATTTAATAATTCACAATATTAGATAAGATATATGAACGATAAAGATTATGAAAAAAAGCTGATATACATAAATTCTGAAAATTCCACGTTTTTATCACAATCTGACTATATCTCAGTATTTGATATATCAGAAACGATTAAAGATGTCATGTATATAAAAATGTTGAAGAGTGAAATAGTTTTGGAAGTAAATGGTATCAGTAATACTATTGTAAATGACGAGATAGTAAACGACGGCGATCCTATATTTGTAAACTTAAATGATTATAATAGAATTTTGACACGCATAGATGATAATACAGTCAAATATTTTGATATAATTAATATAAATTTGAGTGAAAAGTTTGGAAACAATGTTCCAAATTCAGCAAATATATCTTTTAAAAACACATCAGGTACTCATACATTTGGTCCATATAACAGTGACACACATATAATGTTGAGCGACAACAATATAACAAAATTCAATATATCATTATATGACAAAAACAATAAAATTGTCAAAAAGTCTGACATCAAATCTTTCAATATGGTATTATGTTTATATTATTTACGAAGAAAATGTTCACAATTTTAAAGTGTTCTTTAGAATCTAATGAAAGCAGCAAATATCAAAGATAATAGCATCAAAATCACAAACATAGCAGCGAACAAACTGATAATAATTAAATATATTAATTGTTGATAATAGTATATTTCTCTTATGATGTCTTCACTACATTCACAATTGTCTTTGATTAAATCAGATATGTAATAAACTGTTAAGATCATATTAACAATATTAAGAATAGCAAATGCAAAAACCAAATTCATATTAAGTTTTATATATTCCTGCGTGGTGTATGTGTAAATGTTTATAAAAATAGAAAGAGATGTCGTCATCATTAAATAATATTTAATAAAAGAACGTTTCCAATTCTCACTACATTTACATAAGGTCTTTTCCAGATTCAATATCCAAAATATTGTAAAAATATTGATACCAATTATGACAAAAAATGTTAAAAGACGTGTTAAAATTTGAAAATCAGTTTCATTCAATATATTGGTTTTTTGAATCATTTTTCAACTTTATTACTATATATTAGTAAGATAAAATACTTAAAGATATACTTATAATATAATTCACAAAAGGTCTTTTAAAACATGGTATCTAAAGAAGAAATCGCAGCTGGTTTTGATATTGGTACAACGACTAGTTGTGCTGCTATCTGGATCAATGATAGAGTAGAAATTATTCCAGATTCTCAAACAGGATCTAGGATTATACCTTCATATGTATCTTTTACAGACAATGAAAAGCTTGTTGGTGATGCAGCCAAGAGTCAATCAACAATGAACCCCAAAAATACAATTTATGATTCGAAACGCCTAATTGGTAGAAAGTTTGATGAGTCTGTTGTACAAGAAGATGCTAAACTTTGGTCCTTTGCTGTATCAGGAGACAAGAATAACAAACCGGTTATAAATGTAAAGTATAAAAACAAGGATGAACAATTCCATCCCGAGCAGATTTCAGCAATGGTAATTCAACGTCTCAAAGAGACAACTGAAGAATATCTAGGACATCCACTGAAGAAGGTTGTTATCACTGTTCCAGCATATTTTAACGATTCTCAACGTCAGGCTACAAAAGACGCTGGAACTATTGCAGGACTTGAAGTTCTTCGCATTATCAATGAACCAACTGCTGCTGCAATCGCTTATGGATTGGACAAATCTGATTCTAAGAAAGAATCAAATATTCTTGTATTTGATTGTGGTGGTAAAAATGTTCTGCTACCTATGGTGAGAGCCCATACATCTGTCTGTGTTTGTTGAACATAGAAAGATGGAAGTCGGTTAATTGCTGGAAACCCTTAAAGTCTTATCTACCACAGCGGAATGCGTGAGCATAAATGCGAAGGTTTGAAAAAGATAAGAATATATATTATCATAACATATAATTATGATAATCACTGTAATAGGCAATCAGCAGCCAATACACATGGTGACATGTGTCCGGTTCAACGACTAGATGAAGTAAGATCGATAAAAAGATCAGAAACATCCACGAATGCCGACATTTAGTAAATTTTTAACGAAGTAACGAATTGATATAAAAAATGAATGATATATAGTAACATGATACTATATCATGGATGAACGATTAAAAATATTGAACAACATTATACATATAACTGATAATGATAATAATCAAATTGATATTGAAAACATATCTCTAAATTTCTCTTGTAATAAATATTCATCTAAGAAAACCAGTATTTATCATATTATATTAAATGGTAAACATCTTTCAAAAAGAGATACATTTAAAATAAAATATAAATGCTGTACATGTGAAAATAATCATATTGTAGGTGTTACACAATTCTTACGAAAAGTAAATAAATGCTCTTTTCGATGTAATTTATGTTGTAACAATGATGAAACAAAGAAGCTAAATCACAGTCAATTTATGACTCGTAATTATGAAAATGTTAAAGAAATCGATAATACAAAGCGACATATTCAAACTAGAAAAAATCCAAGAGAATTATATGAAGATAGTGTCAAGGAGTTTGAAGACTATGATGATTCATTTAAAGCGAAATATTTTGAAAATCATTTGACAGAAGACGATTTCACAAGAATTTCAAAAAATGTTGTAAGTTTGCAAAATGGCACATACGATATGCGAAGTGGAAATTTAGAATTTTGGCCAATATTCAAAACAAATAATCAAATGTTGTTTTCAAGCGTATTTTATGATACAAAAAATGATGTTATAGTCAAACCTAATCAACCTATTATGATATGCGAAAACTGTGGTAATATTTGGAGAGCCAAAATGATAGAAAGATATAAGAATTATCACAAAATAATGTGTAATAATTGTACGTTTTGCAACAAAACCTTCAAACTACGAACAACAAAAAACAATATAAATAACGTTATTACATATCAATCAAATTTGGAATTAAAATTCATCAAGTGGTGCAATGATAATGATTTAATCTTGACAAATGGGCCGACTATTCAATATTCATTCAATGAGAAAATCTGTAAATATAGAGTAGATTTTCAAATTGAAGATCTTGAAATAATTATAGAAATCAAAGATAACCATATATGGCATAGAAATCAAGTAGAATCTGGTAAATGGCAACAAAAAGAGGATGCTGCTATTCAAGAAATCAAAAAAGGAAAATATAAAGAATTCATCATTATTACACCAAAAAATTGGTTATTCAATTTGAAAAGGTTACGACAAGTTAAAAATACTAAATAAGATATAGTCTAAACTCATATGAAAGTATGAGAAATATCACTTAAACGGTGATATGATAATAAAATCGTGAATGGGAACTCACGATGTTAGCATTCTGACGCTAGATGGTGGCATTTTTGAAGTCAAAGCAACCGGAGGAGATACTCATCTTGGAGGTTCTGACATAGATAATGTTGTTGTCGAGCATCTATGTGACGAAATTAAAAAGAAAATGAAAAAAAATGTAAAGGATAATGCACGCGCTATGAAGCGTCTGAATATAGCAGCCGAGAAGGCCAAAAAAACTCTTTCAGCTGCTTCTGTGACATCTATTGAAATCGAATCTCTTTTTGATGGACAGGATTATACGACTCAGTTGACAAGAGCTAAATTCGAACAACTCGCTGATCATATTTTCCAAAAAACTATTGACCCAATTAAACGTCTTCTACAAGATGCGAAAATGTCAAAGGCGGATATTGACGAAATTGTTCTTGTTGGTGGTACAACACGTATTCCGCGTGTACAAGAGCTTATTTCACAATACTTCAATGGAAAAGCTCCTAATAAATCATTGAATCCCGACGAAGCAGTTGCTTATGGTGCAGCAGTTCAAGCAGCGATTCTTACAGGACAAGGTAATTCAAAAACAAATGATCTTCTACTTCTTGACGTAGCCCCTCTTTCTCTCGGCATTGAGACGGCAGGTGGTGTAATGACAAACATCATTGATAGAAACACGACGATTCCTACAAAGAAATCTCAAGTATTTTCAACCTATGCGGACAATCAACCGGGTGTAGATATCAAGATTTATGAAGGAGAACGTAAATTCACAAATGATAATAATTTGCTTGGAAGTTTCCATCTTGATGGTATTCCACCTGCACCAAGAGGTGTACCTCAAATCGAAGTATCATTTGATATCGATGCAAATGGTATCATGAATATTACAGCGGTTGAAAAAGGTTCAGGTAAATCAAATAATATCTCTATTTCAAATGATAAAGGCAGATTGACACCTGAACAAATTGAAGAAATGATTAAAAACGCAGAAATGTTTAAAGATGAAGATGAGAAAAAGAAGAAAAATATTGAAGCAAAGAATTCTCTTGAAAATTATATTTACAATATTAAAAATTCGGTTATCAAAGAACCAGCAGATACAGCACAAAAAAGTCCTTCTTTCGATGAAGTCAAGACAGAAGTCGAACCTCTTGTCGATGAGTGGATGAAATGGCTTGATGAAAATGATAATAAATCAACTGAAGAGTATGCAGAAAAACAAAAAGAAATTGAAAGCATTATGCAACCTTTCATTAGTAAACTATATGGTTCAACAGAAGGTCCTCAAAACACAGAAGATCCTGAAAAAACAGATTCATCACCAACAGTCGATGAAGTAGATTAATTTCATACAACAATATATACACTTTTTTTTAATAAATCTTTTGTGATTAAAGATTTCATATAAACATTATATAAAATTTATATACAATGATGAAAGGCGGTTTGGTGAATCTTGGTTCAACATGTGCTGCGAACAGTCTTGTGCAAATGATTTGTAGAAATTCTCAATTAAGAAATATTATTATGACAAGTAATTGTCAAAAAGACTCGTTCACATGTGAATTAAAAGAAATGTTTGATCTTCTCTTTTTTCAAAAGAAATCATTGAGTCCAAAGAAATTTATAAATTCACTTTATACTGAGTTTTCAAATTTCTTTTATCGTGGCGAACAAATCGACATAGGCGAGCTTTGGATGTGTATTCATGACAAAGTTTGTAAAGAACAAGGTGAAAAGGTTTACATTGAAGAATGTAAATGTCCTGATTTTCATGACACTGAAAATGTCGCAAAATATGAAAAATATATCATTAATAAATATAATCAACACTTAAATTCGCAATGGTGTGATGTTTCTCAAGGTATTATTTTGAATGTAATCAAATGCGAAACGTGTAATAACATTACTTTCAATTTTGAACCATTCATATCAATTCCTCTGGACATCTGTGATAATACAGATATCAGCTCTATGTTAAGAGACTATCTCAAATCATCTACGTCAAAAGGTGATTGGAAATGTGATAAATGTAACGATTGTACACAATATACAAAAAAACTACAATTGTGGAAATTACCAAAAGTGTTAGTTTTTCATATAAAAAGGTTCAATAATCATATATCTAAAAATACAACTCCTATAAATATACCTGAATCGTTTCAAATAAAATCAAATCAAAATCTGGTAAAATATCAATTATCATCAATGGCTTTACATTATGGTAATTTGAATAAAGGTCATTATATTAGTATATGTAAAGATGAACAAAAATATATGTTATATGACGATATTAACGTTGTCAAAATAGATAAACAATGTTTAAAAAATAACAAAGAAGTATATATTTTAATGTATAATCAAGCCACAAACTAATCAATTGTTACACCTACATTGTTTGTATAAGTTCCATTAACTATTAAATCACCATATATACGAACTTTTCCGTTTTTAATTTCCATAACAGGAGCACCGTTGTTGTCTGAAAACATTACATTTCCAAAAACATTTAATGTGTAAGCACTGGGAACAACATGGTTTTTGAAATAAGAGTAACTGTCTTGTTTTGAATTATTATCTACTGCATAATGAGAATTTCCCCACGGTACTCCTATACTAACACGCGTTGTGTCAATAGAGTCATTCCCACCTCTATCATCTTCAAGTGAAGAACAACGGATATTCATATTTCCTTGTGTTCCAAAGGAAAGTATTTGGTCATTTCCAAAATTTTTGAATATACGAGGGGTATATCCTTTATCAATATATGTTTGATATTTGTCCGCATTTGGTTTTTTTGAAAGCTCGAAATTTTGATTTAATGTATTGAACGAATATGAACTTTGATCATTTTTCAATATGATAGATGAATTGTTTACACCATTTACAACAATAGAAGGATTAGCATCAACTGTAGAATCAGTGATTAAAATGCCTTCTTTTCTGTCAAAGAAATTATCATCATGAATATTTTGAAAGGAATCTGTTATAATTTTAGTAGATGCATTAAATATCAAAAGATTTTCATTAAAATTGAGATAGTCACTATTTAATGTTTCAAAACTTATGCTTGATGAGTTAAGCATTGTCGAAGATATGGTATTTGATAATAAAGATCCAGTAACATTGAGTGTTTGACAAGATAAATTTTTAATATTTTCAACATCTTTTAATTCAAATGATAAAAATGTGTTATCAGTTGATGATAAATTATTGACAAATAATGTATCTATATATGCATTTCCTTTATTATACAGTAAGAAATTGCCATTATCAATGGCAGGTTTCTCACCTAATGACAAAGTTCCATTTGCGGAAATAGATGATATAAATGTATCGTCATTTTTATATATTTCAAGAAAATCTGGCGCAGGTATAATAATACTATTTACAATATCATAATATACATTATAGGTAATAACAGGATAATCTCCAGTATCAGGATCAGCTATAGGATCTTGTTTTTGAATGTATAATCTTATATTTGCATTAAATGTACTTGAATTATCATCTCTTATTAATTCTTTTTGAAATATTTTGATCTCAAATAAAGACGCATCTCCTAATATTATATTTTGATGAATTTCTTTATAATAAACATCATCTTGATCGTATATATTTGAATCAATTATTTCATTCCCATATTTATCCTTCAATTTGTCAAAATAATATGTTTTTGTACATAAGATATAGTTGATTGTTAATATACCTGATTCTAAAGCAGAAAATGTATTCTCATTATTATTACGATAAGTAAATGTTTTGAACACATAATCATTGGATAATGGTATTGAAAGATTTATTTTAGTTGTAACTCCAACAGTAAAAGGTATTACATAATCTACATTAGTGTTATTATTATACAGAATATTGTTGTATTGTACAACATTATTTTCAAGGTCTATTTGTATTTTGTTATTAATAAAAGTGTTTTCATGTAAGAGCATAAATGAGGGATCACTAGCAGTAATTGTATCATCATAACCAAATTGTGTAGTTTCAGGTGTATTATAGTTACTTGTATTGTTTTCAACAGTGTATTCCATATCCATTTTCAAAACTGGATGATTACGAACATGTGTACCTGTATAATCATCTGTTCTTTTGATATGTAGTCTAGAATCTGGTGTGTTTATACCAAGACCTAAATTTCCATTACTAGTAAGGACAATCGAATCACCATAGTTCAAGCCATTAAAATCAATAACCTTTTCATCAATAGTTGAAAGACTTAATAAAGAACTAGGTACAGTAGTACCTATTCCAACATATCCTTTATTATTGATTGTGTATAATGGTTTTTGTACATTACGAATACTTATAATGTCAGTATTGGCACTGTCAGATCTTTTAATAGATATAGGTGTGATATCTTCAGAAACAAAAGTTTGATCAATAAGAAGTCCCTCTTCAAAAGTCAAATTTTGAATAGTACCAGATTCAAAAGAAGCACCTCGAATAGTAAGAATGTCATTTTCTAGAATTGGTGATATATTATTTACAAATAATGTGGCATCATGGATGTACATGTTGGAATTCACCATAATTTGGTTAATGTCAACTGTAACGACATCATTAATTTTAAATTCATTACTGCCAAATAAACTCACGTTAAAATTACTAAACGATGTTATACTTTCTTCTGTAATGAAGAGTTTTTCTTTCATATTAATATTCTCATACATTGTGACATCTTGATTAAAATCAATATGGTCATCTTTGAAAACCATAAAAGTAGAATTATTATTATTAATAACAAGCTCTTGATTGGATACACCAAAAGAATATTGATCTTCAAAATTTATATACGTTTTTTCAAGTCCACTTTTGATTGTAATAACGTTCGAATCTGTTGTCGAATCCAAATAAAGAGTATTTTTTTGTAAATCTCCATAGTTTGTAGAAGAATCTATGATATGTATAGACATGTCCTTATTGTATATATGATATATTTAATATAATATATCATTTCTTATATAAAAATACTGTTGTTAAAAACTTTTATTGTCGACAGACGGATTCGAACCGCCGAAGCATTCGCACACGATCTTAAGTCGTGCCCCTTTAACCAGACTCGGGAATGTCGACATTTGCCCAAACTAGGACAGTATTTTTAGTAAAAATTAACAAATATCAATTACTTGATATCTATATATAGAATCAAACCCTTATATAATTTTATACTATATAAAGGATATGAAGGTATAAAAGAGCACAACCGTATACAAAGTATATGTCAGGAAACATTTGTTTCGAAAAATCATATTGTTTACTTCATAAAAACAACAATGATATTCAACAATGTTTATCAAACATAGGATTGTCTGTTGAATACATACAGTCTTCTGTTATCAATTCATTTGAATCATATATTGAAATTTTCAAAAATGCACTGAATGCAAATTACAGTCATATCATTATTTTTAATGATAATATTCTACAAATCAATCAATTTGATGATAATTTGAATCACATTCTTCAAGAATTACCAAATAGTGATATCGATCTCATTATTCTCTCAAAAGATATTTTCCAGAATCCTACAACAGGTGCAATTATATACAAAAGCAGCTCTTTCGAAAAAATAATTGAAGATTGTCACGATTATATTGATATAATGAATTACGAATTATACCTATTCAAATATTCTAAACTCAATTTTCATATAACTGATCCTTGTTTTTTTTATACCGATACGGTTCTACAAAGACTTCTGGTAAATTGTGATATATATCATTTTATCTGGAAATATTACTTTCTATTTATTTTCTGTATCTTTTCTTTCTATGTCAAAAAATATATTAAAAATACAATAGTAAGAGATATAGGGAAAAGAAACAAAGGTATATTATGAATCATTTGGATACTCTAATCAAAAGTATTGATATTCAAGACACAACAATCAATATTGATTATGAAAATGGTGAAAAAGAATCATTAATGGTTTCACAAGAAACATATGAACAAATGTATCAATTATGGTTGAAAGAAACTCCAGTATTTATAACCGATAAGTATAAAACAGAAATAAGAAATATTACATTTGCAGCTATTCAAAAGAAAGAGATTTGTATAAATCAACTCAATAACTTTTTCAAGAAATCAAACGAAGAAGGTGTGAAAGCATTTTTGATGTATATGCGTCACAGAAAAGTCAAAATCCAAGAAGATAAGGATAAACTCCTCAAGAAAACTTGAACTCTCAATTAACCAATTTTGAAATATTATGGTACCTGTAATATAAAAAAATGACACACATTAAATAAAAATACAACATCTTTTATAATGACCTTGAAATTTGATCATTCAAAGAATATTATTCTTATTGATAGTAGCTACTATGTATTCTACAGATATTTCGCAACAATGAGATGGTTTATGTTTCAAAACAAAGTTTTTGATATACCTACAATAACAGAAAATGAAGAATATATATCATATTTTACAAAACATACACAGTCTGATATCACCAAAATATGCAGAAAATGGAAAACTGTTAAAGAAAACATTGTCTTTTGCGGAGACTGTCAAAGGTGTGACATCTGGCGTAATGACATCTACAAAGATTATAAAGGAAATAGAATCACTAATGAAAACTTTAACGGTGACATCTTCGTTGTGTTTGAAAAAATACTAAATAAAATGTCTATTCAAAAACAAATATTTGATAGACTCGAAGCAGACGATATTGTCTTTCTTCTACAAAAAGAACTTAAAAAGAATCCAATGAATAACATCGTAATAATTACAAATGATAATGATTATCTTCAAATGGTCGATAAAAACATTGAAATTTTCAACATGCAATTCAAAGATATTTCACAAAGAGGATTGTGTGATCCAAAGACTGATCTTTATCAAAAAATCCTCTTTGGAGATAAAAGTGATAACATTATTAAGATATCTCCAAATATGACAAAGCAAAAATCAATTGAGATTTCCAAAATGGATATTGAAGATATTCAAGATTGGGCAACAAAAGAAAATGTACTTGAAAATTTTCAACTTAACATGAAACTTATTTCATTTGATCATATACCTGCTGAAATTGTTAAAAGTTTTTATGAAAATAATGTAATCCCTATTGAATAGGTATTGTAAAAAAACATATTTTATTTTTTATGATAACTTCTTCTTTTTTTATAGTGTTTTCTATTATAATCCTGTTCCCTTTCTTGTTTTATCTCTTCTTCTAAAAATACGTTTTCTTTATCATAAATATTGATACAAACATCAGATATTGGACTATTGTCTGTTGTATCTGTCTTTTCTGATTCTTGAAGTTCAGGATTGTCATCATTCTTCTTATCAGAAGCTGTTTTTAAAATAGTAGAGTATTTTTCTTTTTCTTGTTGTTTATTGTCAATTTCAACGTGTTTAGGATTTTGTTTATAATCATAACACGATATATAAGAAGTTTCATTGCTCCATTTCGAAAAACATTCATTTGTGCTATTTGTGTCTGTGTTATTTTCATCCCATGCAGTGAATAATTTCCATTTTTTATTTTTCTTTATTGTATTCAATAACAAAAAAGGTAAATTGAAATTTTTGTAATTTTTTACTATAGATTTTCGTATATGTGACGGAATATGAAAATGTATATGTTCGCACAATATATTATATTCTGTGATAATATTCATAATACTTGTCTTTGTAGATTCTGTCTTTGTTTTCATGATTTCAATATTGATCTTGTTGTAAATTTTCAAGAATTTTACTGATTGTGAGCTGAAAAAGAATTCCTTTTCAGTTATTTTATATATATTTAAGATGGATAGAGACAAAGCGATTAATATATTTAACACTACACCTAGATGTCTTATAGAAGAGTTTGTATGCGAATCCTTTGTATCATAAGTATTCACAATGGATAAACCAGCTGAACAAAAAACTATTGGTATATTTATAGTATTTTTAATTTTTGAGTAATATGAAGATGTTTCGTCACAAACAATATACATAATGTAAGAGTAATCTTTAAAACTATTTACATATGATATATCATAATCCATTCATCTATAATATAAAATATAAAATTATAAAAAATGATATTTCACTTTTTTCAAATAAATATCATGGAATGTACCAAATGTCACAAATGTTTGTCTAAAGACAATTTCTCATTAAAAAATGTTGATAAAAAAATATATTACTTACATTGTGATAAGTGTCGTGAAAAAGCACAGGTTCATAAACTTGATAAAAAACGAAATGAAAAAGAAAAATATGATATGTTGAAAAAAACAAACTTAATTCATTGTCATTGTGGTGTAAAATATATTTCTTTTCGTACTTATCATACTTTAAGACATTTAAATTCTACGAAGCACTGTGAAATGATGACAAAGAAATAAAAAATGATTAAAGTTATTATTTTTTTACACAATACAATGCAAGATATTGAAAGTTGTGGACATAAAAAAAGATCAATATCAGCAAAAACATGGCATATAATTTTAGATGAAATAGAAAAACATAAAAATATTATAAACGACGAAAAAGATCTCCTCAAATTTAGGTTATATGTACAAAATACTTATAAAACAGTTATATCAAACAGTGAACTAATAAAAGCATATAATGAACTGAATTATGACATTCCAAAATTCAGGCATTTATTGGTTAAAAAAAAATCGAAGTCTCATTCTGGTGTTATTGTAGTTACAGTTCTTACATCAGCTCATCCAGAGTATATAGATGAAAATGGAAATGTAAAAACCACAAAGTTTTCATGTGCGTGGAATTGTCATTATTGTCCAAATGAGAAGGCAAGTGCTGAAAACAATTGGGTAGATCAGCCAAGAAGTTATCTATTTCAAGAACCAGCTGTTTTAAGAGCAAATGAGAATAACTTTGATGCTATTCTTCAGTTTAGATCTCGTGTATCAAATCTTATTGATATGGGTCATTATGTTGATAAAATTGAATTACTGATTCTAGGAGGGACATGGTGTAGTTATCATAATCATTATCAGGAAAGGTTTATAACAGAACTATATTATGCTGCAAATACATATTATGATATTGAACCAAGAAAAATATATTCACTTGAGGAAGAGATTACAGCAAACGAAAATGGAAAAATGCATATTATTGGTATAACTTTGGAGACACGTCCTGATACAATTACTATTGAAGAAATCAAAAAGTTTCGTAGATATAATGCAACACGTATACAACTAGGTATTCAACATACAGACAATTCAGTTTTGAAGAAGATCAATAGGGGACATAATATAGAATGTGCCTACAAAGCCATAAGAATGTTAAAAGAAAATGGATACAAAGTTGATATTCATTTGATGCCAAATCTTCCAGGTTCTTCTCCTGAAAAGGATATGGATATGTTAAGAAGGGCTCTTTATGATAATAGAATTCAAGCGGATCAATTGAAAATTTATCCATGTGCTGTAGTACCTTTTACAAAAATAAAAGAATGGTATGACGAAGGTTCATTTGTACCATATGATGATTTGACTTTGTATGAAATTATCAAAGATTTCAAAAAACAAGTTCAACCTTATAAAAGACTCAATAGAATTATTCGTGATATCCCAAGTTCTTACATATCAGCTGGATATAAATCTGTGAATATGCGACAGCTTTTACAGAATGATATGAAAAAAAATAATTGGAGTTGTAAATGTATCAGGTGTAGAGAAATTGGTGGGAGAAAAGTCAAAAATGTTAATGATATAAAACTCTTTATATTAAAGTATAGAGCATCAGAGGGAGACGAATATTATATTTCATATGAAACTGATTACGGGTATCTTATTGGATTCATAAGATTGAGAATTAATACTAGTCCAAAATATATACTAGAAACATTAAAAGATACAGCTCTCATAAGAGAACTACATGTATATTCTAATGTGTCAATAGTTGGAGATCACCAATATGAATCATTTCAACACATGGGATATGGAAAAAAACTAATAAAAGAAGCTGAAAAAATAGCAATGCAAAATGGAATATATAAAATTGCTATAATTAGTGGCACAGGAGTCAGGAACTATTATAAATCTCTTGGATATACACTTGACAACACATATATGGTAAAAAAACTACAAAGAAAAATATTTGGAATACAGCTTATAGATAACATGATCGATTATACATATAAAAAGTTATTATTCAAATAATGTCGTTTTCTTATAAACTTCTACATATTAACAACTTTTCCAAATAAGGTTATAATTGATACTATGTTTTCAATAGAGTTGACATTGTTTATGATTGATGAATCTCGTTGATTTTTATCAAGTTCTATATTCAATGAATTGTTACTTGCTGTTATTTCTATTGTTTCTATATTTGACACATCTAGAACTATATTGCTCATAACAATTTTTTTTGCTTTTACATTTGAATTGTTTATATATGTATAATTTGAAACAAGACTATTTGTTATTTTCACAATTGTTTCAAGATCTGCTTTAGTGTCATTATTAATTTTTAAAAGTTTTTTTGTTTTTCTTAGGCCTAATAAATAAGACCCGTATATTTTTCTATCATTTATATTATTTTTCAAATTGGTGATTTTGAGTCTTTTAGGATGTATGTTCATAAAACATTGTGAAATATTTATTATCAAAATCATAAAGTAAATACATTTAACGACCATGTTCATTTACATATAATATATATATCTTTATATGAATTCGATTTATTTTTGTTTTTGTCTTTTGTTTTGCATTATCGTTTCCTTTGTTTTACTTGTTGATGAACCATTCGAATTGTTTCTTTTATTTTTTGATTTTTCAATTTCTTTAAAAATAAATTGACTTATAGCATTTGCCAATTTCTTAACATTTTCTGTTTGTGATGTTGCTACTACTGTTTTCTTAACATTAGCAGATTGTGTTGCTGCAGTAGCTAACTTCTTGACAGTTGCATTTGTTATTGGTATATTGTTTGAGTCTTGAGGTTTTTTCTTTTTTTTCTTTACACCAGAATCGGGTGTAAACTTTATAACAGGAATTATTTTCCTAGTACTTCTTCTTGGAGTTTCTAAGACAACTTTAGGTTTAGTTTTTGGGAACTTCATTTTTTGAATTAAGTCAGTTATTTCATCAGTTTCATTAGATTTATTAGATTTATTTGATTTATTTGATTTATCAGATTTATCTTTTAATTTCATTTTTGCTATAGATTCCACCATTCTATCAAATTCATTAGATGACATTTCTTGATAAATTCATATAAAAATAATTTAAAAATATAAACACGTTAACTGCATATAAGACAAAAATAAAAAAATGATATAACACATACTATATTTGAAACATCTAAATATGAAACAAGATATTTGTTGGGATATACTTGATACTTATTTCACATCAAGAGGGTCTACAGAATCTGCGAACCCTCTTGTGAAACATCAAATTGACAGTTATAACAAATTTCTCGATAGCACACTATCTTGTATCATCAATGGGTTCAATCCTATAAAAATAACAAATACTTTAAAAAACGACAATGGGGGTCAGTCGCATAAAATATATATCAATATACAAAAACCGTCTATAACTAAACCAATTTATCATCTTCAAGATGGAACACAAACAGTCATGACACCTTACATAGCAAGAATGAATAAATTGACATATTCTAGCAATCTTTATGTAGATGTCAATGTCCAAATCGAAGTGACAAACGAGGATGGTATTATCGAAAACTTTAACAAAACTATTGATGGAGTTTTTATTGGAAAAATACCAATAATGGTTCGATCAAAAGCGTGTATTCTTGAACAGGTTCCCGGACTTGGAGAAGAAAACAATAATGAATGCAGATTCGATTACGGAGGCTATTTTATTATTAACGGAAGTGAAAAAGTTTTGATCAGCCAAGATCGTATAAATGAAAATAAAACTCTTGTATTTCAGCCAAGCAATAATACGGAAGGTCTTTATGCAGAGATTCGTTCATCGTGCGAATCGTTATATCTTCCTCCCAAAACAACAAATCTAAATATGAGTGGAAAATTAAATCATATTGGTAGAATTATACGAATGAGTTCATCATTCCTCAAATCTGATGTTCCTGTATTTGCCATGTTCAGAGTTCTTGGGATTAACAGTGACAAAGAAATTATACAACATATCGTTTATGATATTGAAAATATAGACAACAAAAAAATTATTAACGAACTTATGGCGTGCTGTGAAGATGCGTGCGATATTCATACCAAAGAAAATGCAGAAGAAGTTCTTATCAAGGTCATGGTTGGTAATAGCAAAATCTCAAACCCTGTAGAACTTCTTCATTCAAATATTACAAATGATTTCCTTCCTCATGTTGGTAAAAGTTATAAAAGAAAAGCATTATATTTGGGATACATGATTCGTAAAATTATAAGAATTTATCTTGGTTATGATACTTATGATAATCGCGATAGCTATAATCACAAACGCATAGATACACCGGGTATATTGATGAGCAATCTCTTTCGCCAATGTTATGGCAAAATGACAAAAGAGATTAAAGCTCTCATAGAACGAGAACTTAATCTTTGGAGAGCAAATCCTAATTCAATTGCTACAAGTGATATAATTAGCGATGCTAATATTCATCGTTATTTTAGACAATCGCTTCTAGAATCGTGGATTAAGTATTCTCTTTCTACAGGAAATTGGGGCATTAAGAGCATTGGTAGTTTTCAAAACATTCGTCAAGGCGTATCACAAGTTCTTAACAGAATGTCTTATGCTAGTACTCTTTCTCACCTTAGAAGGATTAACACAGCAATGGAAAAAAATGGAAAACTAGTTCAACCTCGTAAATTGGATAATTCACAGATCGGTATGATTTGTCCTGCTGAAACTCCAGAAGGTGCGTCGGTTGGTCTTGTTAAAAATATGGCATTAAGTACCAATATTTCAATTAGTATGAACACTGTACACATAAGAGATATTCTTGTTGAAAATAATGTTATTATTTATCAAGATGGTATTTCTAAAGAGAGTAATTATTTGAAACAAATGGGAAATCTTGACAATGTAATTGTTACAGTTAATGGAGACATCATAGGATATCATTGTGATCCAGTTTCTCTATATGGAATTTTAAAACATTACAAAAGAACAGCATATATATATCCAATGACTTCTGTTGTATGGTCTTTCAAACATCGTACTATTTCAATTTCAACAGAAGCTGGTAGAATGTTTCGCCCACTTATGATAGTTGATTTTGATAAAAATACAAATAAAAGAGAATTGAGAATTCACAAAATTCTAAGAGAAAAAAATATTTCATGGGAGGACTTTACAAAAGATAAAACTTTCGACAACTTCATAGCTTCTCATGATGAAGAAGGATTTATTGAATATCTTGATTGTGATGAAATAGATCATGCTATGATTGCTATGAATCCTGCTGAACTTGAAAAAGGCATGAAAGGAATTTCTTATCCGCCATGTTATACACATTGTGAAATTCATCCAAGTCTCATCAATGGTATTCTCGGTGTTAATGTTCCATTTAGCGATCATAATCAGTCTCCTAGAAACTGTTATCAATGTATCAATGAAAACGAAACAGTTCTTATGAGTAACGGAACTAAAAAGAAAATAAAAAATATTATTAATGGCGATGAGGTCGTTTGTTTCAATCTTAAAACAAAACAAAATATAAATACAAAAGTTATAAATCATTACAATCGTTTAACATCAAAGACTGTTTATAACATTACCACCATAAGTGGGAGAAGCATTGTTGCGACATATGATCACAAATTTATGACAAATGAAGGGTGGAAAACATGTGTAGATTTTAACAAAAATACTATGATAGGTATCCATTTTACATCAGATACATGGAAAGATGTTATTGATCAAGATATCAAAACAATCATTCTAGAAAATATCATGAATTCATCTTATTATAATGATATTGCTATTGTCCCATTATATTCTAATCATGAAAAAATTAACATTATTGCTCGTGTAACAGGATACTATTTTGTAAAACAATGTTTCTTTACAAATATATATGACAAAACATCATTTAACAACGATGTGACGTACTTAGGATTTACATATGGTGTTGACGATACGATGTTCATGGTATTTATGAAAGAATTATGCAAAGACATATCATGGATTCATAAATGTTCTAATCGAGCACAAAAAGAATTTATTTCAGGGTATTTATCTACTTTGAAATCACTTGATGATAAAATTGATAACAATGTAGTTAAAAATCTTATAGAAAAATTTGATATTGATATCACTGATCCTTGTCGACTTTTTGAACAAATCAAAATTAAATATAACAACGAAATGATGCGTAAAATTGTAATTGCAGCAGAATATAAAAAACATAAAAAATATTGTGAATCAGTCAATATAAATTACATTCGTAAAATCTATGGAGAAGCAGAATGGTATGCGAAGGTTTATACGGAAGGTGATATTATATTTGTGCCATTTAACATGATGAAAACTGTATCAAACTACAAAATTTCAGACATTACTGTAGAAGATGACAATCACAGTTTCATAGCAGGAAATGGTTTCGCAGTAAGTAATTGTGCTATGGGAAAACAGGCACTTGGTATTTATACAAGTAATTTCAATAAACGTATTGACACGATGGGTAACATTCTAAATTATGCACAAAAACCGCTTGTGTACACAAAACTTTCGAAATATACACATGTGAATAAATTACCATCAGGGACAAATGCAATTGTAGCTATTATGACCCATACTGGATTCAATCAAGAAGACAGTGTGATTATAAATCAATCTGCATTGGACAGGGGTCTTTTCACAAGTACTTATTACAAATCATTCAAGGATCAATGTACAAAAAATCATAGCACTGGAGAGGAAGAAATATTTGCTAATCCTATGAAAATGGGTGCAGATATTTCCAAACCTACTTCATATCAAAAAATTGATGAAAATGGATTTGTTCCCAAAAACTCTTTCATAGATAGCAATGATATTGTAATAGGCAAGGTCGTGCCCAAAAAAATAAATGGTAATATTATTTACCAAGATAATAGTGTATCACTCAAACCGGGGGAAGAGGGATATGTTGATATGAATTATATGGGTATAAATAATGATGGATATAAATTCTGTAATATGAGACTCAGAAAAAATAGAAAACCAGAAATTGGAGATAAATTAGCTTCAAGATCTGCACAAAAAGGTTGTGTTGGAATGATTTATAGACATCAAGATATGCCATTTACTAAAGAAGGAATTGTACCAGATATCATTATGAATCCGCATGCAATTCCATCAAGAATGACAATGGCGCAGTTAATGGAATGTATTATGGGAAAAGCATCTTGTCATATTGGAGCATGTGGTGATGCAACACCTTTCACAAAATGCTCTGTAGAATCTATTGCAAAAGTTCTAGAAACTTCGGGTATGGAAAGATATGGCAATGAAATTATGTATAACGGAAGGACGGGACAACAAATCAAGACAGAGATATTTATTGGACCCACATATTATCAGCGTTTGAAACATATGGTTGTAGACAAGATACATGCTCGGGGATCTAATGGTCCAATTGTTATGTTAACCAGACAACCATCAGAAGGGAGAGCCCGCAATGGAGGACTTCGTCTTGGAGAAATGGAAAGGGATTGTTTGATCAGTCATGGTATTAGCAAATTTCTTAAAGAAAAAATGTTGGACACATCTGATAATTATAGAGTGTTCATATGTAAAACATGTGGTATCACAGCATCTGCAAACCCATTAAAAAATGTCTACAAATGTAGTTATTGTAAAACATCTACTGATATTATTCAAATACGCATACCATATGCTTTCAAACTGTTATCTCAAGAATTACAGACCATGAATATAAAACTTGGTTTCAATTGCGAATAAAATTTATAAAGTACTTATAACTTCATCGTATTTTTCTTTATTTTCTTTTAGTTCTTTCCATTCTTGACGAATCTTACTATTTATTTCCTTCCCAGACATTGTATTACCTTCCATCTTTATCTCATTGTTCCTTTTTGTCATAAATTTTATGTAATATGTAACCTTCTTTTTATTTGGATTGTCTTTATTTATTGGATTGTCTTCGTTGTTATTTTTTGTTTCTATTTTATCTTTTTGTTCTTTATCATCGTCTGCTTGCTGCTCATCTTTTTGTATCTCATGTACCATTTTCTCTACATTGGTATTTAGACGAATCCAAACTTTTCTGTTATTTTTGTTTTTTACAATCCAATTCATTTTGTCACAACCTTTTAAAATTGTATCTAATTCAAATCCTTCCGCTGAAATACCATTTCCTAAAGGTGACAATTCTTTTCCAGAATATGTCATTGTCGCAACATTTGAACAAGATTTCCTTATCATATTGTCATACATAATGTTTTAAGTTTGACAAATATTCATTTTTTCTGTTTTTCTCACATAAATAATAAAAAATGACCAGTTTAATATGATACTTTTAACAATGTTTTGTCAAACAGTAGATGAAGTTTTTGATAATTTAATTAATAAATTTGGTATGGAAAATGATATTTTAGTAACTAAAGAACTTATTCTTTCAGCATATTTTAATGAGGATAAAAACAAATCAAAGCAAATTTACAACAAAATAAAACCTGTTGTATTTTCAATTGATTCAAATGGTGATATTGAAATAATAAAAAAAGTTACTTAAAATAAAATGAACCCTATTACAGATAAATTTAAAAACATGAATATAGTCCAAATACTGATTTTTATTTATTGGTGTTGTATTTTTTACATTGTTGGTTATCTCGTATATTTGTTCTTTATGGTTTTCATATTTAATATATATTTTTCGACAAATGAAATAGATGGTATTAACAAATATACTGATACTGCTTGGAAATTAACAAAAGACATTTGGGGATTACTTTTCAAAGTAGGAGGGTTGTATTTTATATTTACAACCTTGTTGTTTTTGTTATGCTGGTTAATTTATTTAATTTTTGATCCAATTTTTATTATTTCATGGCTTCCTGCAGTACTCATTCCAATTTATACTCCTTTAAAGGAAGAAGGTATTTATGATTTATTTAATACTCTTTTCGGTGACTCAGATAACAAACTTCAAGTAATTATGGCAACTTCTCCATTTTTTGATCAAGAAATCGAACCATTTAATCCACCAAGTATTTGGAGCGATGATACACGCGATGCAATAAATTCTTTTTACAATCAACATGTACCCAATATCATTATTACAAACGAACCACCACCTGAACAACCATCAAAAGAATCGAAAACCACCAAAATTGATTGGCATCAAATACATAGAAAACTAAAGGAATTATTAAAAAATTGGAACTTTTTAGAAGATATTTCAACTTTGAGTTCTGATATTGAAACTAAAATTGAAGAGAACATGGAATAATTTCTCATTGTAATGAAAAAAATATAGTAATATATTAAGAATGGTGTCAAATGTATTTGTATACAAAGTCATTGATGCATTAAGCACTAAATTTACTACAAGTGAAATATTATTAAATTTAATATTTTTAATAATTGTTATTATACTTGTTGCGATACTCTATTGGGATAATATCAATAATCAAGTTAATAAATTGTCTAGATGCAAAAGACAATTACAGATTTATAAAGATTCTGGAGACTTTGTTATTTCTGCGACAACAAAATCAAATGAAAAACTTTTTGATATCACATACGATACTGTTCAGTATAATACCAATGTTGAATGTAAATGTAAAACTGGCAATTTTGTAAACAATTTTAACAATATTCATGTTAAAGATATGAAAAATAACAAAAATGTTGTTGTTAATAAAACATGTAGTTGTGACAAATATTACAATACTGGAATGGTAAGTGAAAACATTGTCTATAGTGGCGAACCCGGAATAATAAGATATATGAAAACTGATAATAGTGATTTTTTCGACAATTTGGTATATTCTGCTTATGGTAGCTAAAAGACTTCATTCAATAGATTTTCAAGTTCTTTCAGTTTCTCATTATTTTTTTGTTTTGGATATTTTATCATAAATTCTACAAACATATTTCCAAATGATGATGTATTCAATATAGGCATCCCTTTATTTTGTATCATATAATGCTTTCCTGGATGAACAACACCAAACGTGTTTATGTTTATTATTATTTTTTCATTGTTAAAAAATGGTATTTCAATAATTTTTCCTATAATTGACTCGATAAACGAAATATTTACTTGGTAATACAAATCATTCCCCTTTCTCTTAAAATGACTATGTTCATTTACATGAATATTGAACAAAAGATTTCCTGATATTTCTTTAGAATTCTTTGATTGTTCTCCCAAATCTTTGAATGTTTTCACAAAACCTGTATTTGCACCTTTTGGTATATCAAGTTTGGTATTATTTTCATGCGTATATTTAGATTTACCTTTACACTGTTGACACGATGATTGTGCTGAACTAATATATCCCGAGTTACAACGATCGCATTCTCCTTGAAATATTTGTGTAAACATTCCTAGACTTTTTATTTGTTTTACAACACCTGTTCCTTTGCAATTTGAACATATTTTCAAACATTCGTGGCAATGTTTTGTTATTGTAATATTTAAATTCTTTTCTACACCATTATATGCTTCTTCTAGACTTATATTATATTGTCTATGAATGTCTTTACATTTTCTACGGTGTGTGTTATGTGGACGATTATCAAAGTCAAAAGGTGATCCTCCAAACATTGAATCTCTCTTATCTCTGAAAAAGTGTTCAAATATATCTCCCATATCTTCACGACCACTTGGTCCTCCTGAATTGTTTTCAACACCTGTACGATCGTACATCATCTTCTTTTTTTCGTCTGACAAAATATCATATGCATGTGATATTTCTTTAAATTTTGATTCAGCTTCGGGATTTCCCTTATTTTTATCTGGATGATATTTCATTGCATTTATTTTATATGCCTTTTTAACATCTTCAATTGTAGGATTATTGGATCTGTGTAATCCAAGTGTTTCATATAACTCAAAAGCCATTTAATATATCAAATTCGGGTTTATCTTATATAGGTTTTTTGACATAAAAAAATGCTTCAATACTTCACAGTTTTTTTTATGTGGTTTCTTAGTTTTCATCTTGGCACGAGATGTCGAATGGCAATGACAAGATACACGAGCTTACTATCGTTCGTCGGCAATTAACTGAACTTCGTTCTCGCGAGACTTTTGCTCTTCCAATAAACCTGTTACAAAACTGGTAATCAATTGCTTTAAGCCTTTTCAGAGAGTACATATCACATATATTTTCAGATTTTCTCACAACTTTTATTTTTTTATAGAATTTTCAGAGATATGTACTCTTCCAATAAACCTGTTACAAATTGAGAATCAATTGCTTTAAGCCTTTTCAGAGAGTACATATCACATATATTTTCAGATTTTTACACAACTTTTATTTTTTTATAGAATTTTCAGAGATATGTACTCTTCCAATCAAACTGTTACAAATTGAGAAACAATTGCTTTAAGCCTTTTCAGAGAGTACATATCACAAACTATTTCAGATTTTCTAACAACTTTTATTTTTTTATAGAATTTTCAGAGATATGTACTCTTCCAATTAACAACCTCATATTATAATAATAATTAAACCTCAATAATTTTATCTTATCAAAAATTGATTAGCTTTTTCATGTGCTTTTTGTATTGCCAAATCTTGTTGTTGTAGTTTTTCTAATCTTAATTGTTCTTGTTGCTTTTCTAAATCTGTTTTCTTTTCAAGTCTCCTTTTCTCTTTATCGCTCAAGGTTGATTTGGTTTTCTTTTCTCTATATCTTTGATACTCCTTCACAGAATTGTACTCTTTGAATGAAGTATTGGGATCTGCTAACCTTTCACCACTATGAGCTTTCATATAATCTGTGAATGACAATGATTTACTTTCTGTTTCTCCAGTGTAATCATCACTTTTATTTGATACAATATCTGTAAATTGTAGTTTTTTCGCCATTAATAACGGTGCAGGCTCTTGATATTTTGTTATTTGCTTTGATATAGGAATTTTCTTATTAAAAAGTTCGTTGAAAGTGCTATTGTCAACTCTCTTTTTGGCAAATAAATTTTCTATAGTTATTTCTTCTCGAACATCATTTGATTTTGTCATGATATCACCGTAACCATTTTCAATATTTTCATCATGATATTTGTATTGATCAAATGCTTTATTAAATCTTGTACTAAAAGGTTGCGAATCCGCAAAATCGTTTTCATGTTGCTTAACAGTTTTGCTATGAATATTTTCATAATACTCTTGAGAATGTTTTTTCAAATCTTGATGAGATTTGTTTGATTCTCTGTTTTTGTACTCTATTGCCAACTTTTCGAAACTGTTTGTAACAAAATTAAAAAGTTCTCGATTTCCATTTGTTTTATCTGGATGTGTTTGTAGAGCAGCCTTTTTATATGCATTTTTCAATTGATCCCATGTAAAGTCTTTTGGTATATCAAAAGCCTGATACAAGTCTATTTGAGATAAATCTATATTTTTTGCTGAAGTATTACCCATGTATGTATTTAAATATCTCTTTTATTTAAATCTAAAATGTCACTTTTCTAATTTATCAATAGTTTTTTTGTATTTGTTGAGAATATCTTACATATTGTTGGTCCGTATTAGTATAATATTGAGGCGGTTGATTATAATAGACATATTGTTGTTGGCTATTTTGTTGCATTGGTTTCATATACACTATTTTTTGAACCGGTTTTTGTTGAACATACTGTTGTGAGACCTGTTGAGGGACATGTTGTTGAACATACTGTTGCGAGACCTGTTGAGGGACATGTTGTTGAACATACTGTTGCGAGACCTGTTGAGGGACATGTTGTTGAACATACTGTTGCGAAACCTGTTGAGGGACATGTTGTTGAACATACTGTTGTGAGACCTGTTGAGGGACATGCTGTTGAACATATTGTTGCGAGACCTGATGTTGAACATTTTGTTTAACTTTTTCATTACTGTTCACAGTATTAAATGTTTGTGAATTGGTGGGTATTAAAGAACTGTTTTCACTTATATCATAATTTGTACTTAATGAAGGTATTTGTGTATAACCCCCTCGTTTTAATTCATTTCTAACAGAATTAATAAGAGAAAATGCATTGTATATTTTTTCAGGTTTTTTTGATAAAACTTTGAGAATTGTTGCAGATAAGGCACCTACTGATTTATTATCATTTAAAAGATTAAAAGCATCGGCGGATGTTTGATTATCTTCACATCCTGATATAAGCATCGTATTTGATTTGATTGAATTATTCTTATTATCAATTGTACATTGTTTATCTGAACCCCAATTAAATTTCAAATCCAATATCGTACCACTGTGGCATGAATCACATATGAATAAAATTTTAGTCTTTGGATTAAATGAACAAAATGTCTTATGTATAATGTCATCTATTATAATACCTTTTCTTTCATAATCTGATGGTACTAGACCTTCGTCCAATCCATCCGCTTCATCACCTGAAACATCCTTTTGTTGGCTACCATGACCACTAAAATGGATCCATACAAAATCAAGATCATTTTTATATGAATCGATAGCAACATCGTGTAATTTACTTATTATACCATCGTAAGAAGTCGATTTAATGTCTGTATCATCTGTGTAAAGTTCAATTGGTATATCAAGAAGAGCATGAATGTATTTAGCCATATTGAAAACATCATTTATACACCCTTTTAGTTTTCCATTTGCACAATGACTGTAGTTGAGACCGAATAATACTGCTTTCCCCTTTAAGGTCATATTCTATTTAGAACAAAATAAAAAAATTATGAAAATCGTTTGCAGCGAATAATTTTACTTTCGACTTTATCTTCAATATAATGATGTACCTTTTCTAATCTCATATTTTCCATCTGTGGTCTAAGATTGCATAAATATTCAAGACCATTCGGTGGGATTTCCTTATTACATTGATTTTTGATAATAGTATCGTCGTGTGCTAATATTTCTTGTTTTATATCTTTATATAAATCTTGAGATATGTCTTGCATTTTTTGAATAATATTTAGTTCATTTTTATTCCATTTTCGAGATATATCCCTTTTTTTTTGAAAAACCAATATGACAAATACCCCGTATAAAATACCTTTTCTTTGACTTTTCTTCTTCTTGTTATAATCTTGACGAAACAAATGAAACATGATTTTCAATTCATCATTGCCAAAAAGTCCTAATAATATACCCCAAAGAAACCAGACAATATCATTATCATTTGGTTGAATTTTATTTTCAATTATGAAATTTTTTCGTAATATGTAATCAACAGAGTCTCTCAACTTATTTGTTGTTTTATCAATAGTGTGGCTTTCTTCTATAGAGGTATTTTCAATATTTTTCATATTGTAAACATATCCTGTAACTATTTTCAAGACTAGATCATATGTATCACTGTCAATATTTGATAAAACGTGTTCAAAATTAGTTAATCCCAATTGTTCCAATTTGAAACCATTATCGAAAATGTCAATCACTTTTGTACGTAATTGTTTTATACCAATAGTACCTACTTTAATGCAAGGGTTTTTCAAATTTATGTCACATAGTATACATAGTTTACATATCAAAATATAGACTTCTTTTATAATCATATTTTCATTCTGTATAAAATGATACAAATCAAATATTACATCATTTAGTAAATATGCATCATTTACAGATAAAAAAGAACAGATGTATGAAACTATATTTATAAATGTTTCTTGAACCTCTTTATATGAAATTTCAGTATTTGTTAATATAATATGTGTTGTTTTTTTTAAACTTTCGTTTATTTTTGCATTACAAATAAAATCATATAATTCTTCATTCATTTGTATATTTCTTGTTTATATTTATCTATAAAATCTTTATATTTGGAAATAATCTTATAATTCTTCACAATAGTCACTTCAGATACATTGCATGCCAATGAAAATTGTTTCTTTGTGTATCCAATACCTTCTGTTACAGAATAATAATATAAGATACCCGCCGCAACAGATGTTGGCGAATTATCACTTAAAATTTCGTTTTTTTCCAGAAATTTGACAAACATTTTACATTTGTCTATATCATCCATTTTCATTGAAAGTTTACTACCAAACCTCGAAATGAAATCTTCTGGTCCTGATGAAGAGACATTTATCTTCAAAAGAGTTTGAAATCGAGAATTTCCTCTGTTTAGCACTATTGGACTTATGTTAAACATACTAGCAATTTCTTTGGAACTCCTTGGAACATTATTTAACATACATGAATGATAAATACAAGATGCTATCAATCCCTCTTTGTTATCACCTCTCGATATTTTCTTTTGAGATGCATTTTTATATAAAACTTTTGCATCATCTATAACCTTCTGTGGAATTCCATTATTCACAGTATTATGAGTTAATTTCTCGAACACTGTCCATAAAGTCCTTTCATCATATGGCATTGAGTTCCATAATTGATACATTCTTATTCTTTTGATATCAATATTGTCCCTTCGTGTACCACCTATCATTGAGCCAAGCGATGATTTCGGTAGTAATGTATTTACTGGTAAACCGCATCTAGATGGATCTCCGTCTCTATTGTCCTCACTACCATAATAACGCCATTCAGCAGTATTATCTATAACTCTTCCTAGTACAGCACAACATTTAGAACATATCTGCATTGTATCTTCTATTATAATATCGCGAGAACCACATTGACAAACACCTTCTATACATTGTATATTATCGCTATTCTTGAAATCGTCTAGAATATTCCAACAATTTTCTAAATCTATATCCATTTCTTGATCTTTTTCAAAAGTATTGTTGAATTATAATATTAACAATTATTTGTCATTTTTTCCATTATCTTTATATAAAAATTCTTTTTTTCCAAAATCAATACAGTTCATAAAAGGATTCTTTCAAGATACAATGTAACTAATCTCTCTTATGACCACTCCTGACAATATTCCTCTACAGAAAATTGCTAAATCATTGGGATTTGTTGCACAACAAACGAGTTCAGGAGATTCAAAACATTCGCTTTTAATGATAAAAAATATGGACAAAGTTGAAAATACGTCTGTCATCAAATCATCATCAAAAACTAACTCTGTGTCCTCGACAAAAACCAGATCAGTATATCCCAAGAAATCTTCTAAGGATATTTAAAAAAATAACTATTTAAATTTTCCAGAAAACATTATATTTTTTGTTTTTTAATTTATTTCTAAGTATATGTTTAACATGTAAAATTTAAGATTTTTTACCTGTTAAGCAAACTGTTTTCAAGGGTTTCAACTCTTTGTTGAAGAGCCTTTACCGTATCAAACAAAGCAAAGATATTCGGTGTTTGTCTGTTTCTATTATTTTCAACTTGTCTTTTACGAAGACGCTGTTCTTTTCTTTCTACATAACTCGATACATCACTTGGATCAATACAAACATTTTGAGATGCCTCTTCAAGTGTGATTTTATCATCTTCCATTTGTTTTAGTGCCGTGATAACAAGTCTCGTTTTAATACTTCCGGGAGTTCTATACAGAACTTTTGCAACTTCTTCATGTGTTTTCCCTTCCTTAATCATATCAAGCATTTGCGTATCCTCTCCATCGTCCCATTTAATTCCAGCACGAGCCGTTTCTTTGTTTTCACGATGGGTTTTGAGAATCTCTTGAAATTTGGATGGCATTTCCTATTGATGAATATTTTTCAATATCTACATATATTGTTATATCTTTATATCTTTTCCATAAATTCTTCCCACGATAATATTGCAACATTCAAATCCTGTGCTTTTTGTATTTTACTTGTAATATCTGTCTTGTCTTTGACAACCAAATAATCTGTATTTTTTGATATTGAGGTCGTTATTTTTCCACCAGACTTTTCAATTTCCTTTTCCCATTCTTTATTCCTGAATCCACTAAATACAATCGTCTTATTTTTGAAAAATGCATTTGTTTCTATTTCAGCATTCTCAACTGACAAAGTTTTACATGTAATATTTAATTCTTCATAAAACTTCATATAATCAGGTAATTTATCAATGAACTGTTGTGAAGATATTTCTGCCAAACCTTTGATTTTCAATAAATCTTCAAGTTTCAATGAAAGTGTTTTGGCCTTATCTTTTATAATGAAAGGAAATTCGTTTGTTATCAATTTTATTTTTCTCTCTCCAAATCCTTTTCCAAACACATTCGATGCAGCCATTAATTTATGACAATCTACATCTCGTATATTATGTAATTCATTATAAATACTTTCAGCACTCTTTTGTTTGAAACCGTCTATTTTTAGAAGCTCTTCTAATTTAATATTTATTATTTTTGATAATGTATCATAACCAGATTCGTACAGTTTTTTTATTACCCCTTCTTTAACACCTTTCACTGAAAGTGTATTCATAAAATATACAAACGATGATATATCTTGTTCCTTATTTTTCTCATCTCCAAATAAACTTATTTCATACTCCCCATTCCACTTATATGCAACTGTTGGCATTTTCGGTTCACCCGTTGATGATGGAGATAATACCTTTAACACATGTGGTATGACATCGCCACTTCGTATTATTATCAGACGAGACCCTGCCCCTATTTTATTTTCTTTGATATACTTTCCGTTAAATCCAGTCGCTTGTTTTATTTTTACTCCAGATAGTACCACTTGATTGAATTTTATCAAGGGTTTGAGATTTCTATGTTTGGACACATTCCATTCAACATCTGTTACTATCACTTCCGCTTGCTCATTTGTTAGTATTGTTTTAAATGCAAATGCATATTTTGGATTTCTTCCAGATATAATATTATGTACTCCATTGTCATGTACTACAATTCCATCAATTTCATATAAAGAGTCTTTCCGCCATTTTTGTAATAGGTCTGATAATAAATTGACATTCAATTCATCTCTTTGTATATTTTTATGTTTTACAGTTAGAATTTTCAATTCTGACAAAGTTTCAAGCGATGATTTAAGACTTTTCCTTGGATAAAGCATGTCATATGCTACAAAATCTATTTTATCGATTATATCTTTGTTAACAACCTTTGAATGTATTGTTCCTGCCACCACATTTCTTGCATTTGAACCAAATGTCTCATCCCAATTATGTCTCGACATTATCAATTCGCCTCTTATGGCTATTTTGGTTGTGAATTTCGAAGTATCTATTTTTAAATATTTCAGGATATGTGATACATTTTGTCCCTCAGTTCCATTTCCTCTTGTTAACATTTTTACTTCATTTCCATCATAGTATAATAGACAAGATATTCCGTCTAATTTTTCAGATATTACTATATCATTTGTATACTTCTGTTTCCATCGATTTATTTCTTTTTCATCTTCTTTGATTTTGTCCAATGATCCCATATAATATGGTAACAATTCCTTGTTAATTGTTATTTTAGCACCAACTTTTGATAAATATGGATTTCTCTTGTCTATATCTCTCAAATACTTTTTTATAATATCATACATATCATCGTCAAAAAGAGTTTGATTTGTATTGAAGAACTGCTCATCGGCTTTTTCCAAAATTGAAACAATCTCTTTATTTGATAATGACTTCAAGGTTTCTATTGGATCTTGTTTCAGTTTTTCATAGATGGATGTTTTCATTTATAAATATTTACTGTAAATATCAATCATTTTTTCTTTAATTAACTTTGTCGCAAACTTGGAAAAAACAGTGTTTTCTCAAAAGTCTAGGAGGCGACTAGGGGAGAGAGGGGGTAAATTTATCTTTTTTATGGTGTTAAAATGATATAAAAAGATAAATAAATTATCATCATAATATAAAAGAGTTGATAAATATGCCATTTTTTATCACTAAATGTGAATTTTGTAATTATCGAACTGACGTAAAATGTAATCTAATACGACATCAAAATGCTAAACATAAACATGAAATGTTAGAAAAACAACAACTTTCAGAAAAAGTACAAAATATTATCCCAAATGTACAAAATGTTATCCCAAATGTACAAAATGTTATCCCAAATGTACAAAATGTTATCCCAAATGTACAAAATGTTATCCCAAATGTACAAAATGTTATCCCAAATATTTTATCATGTTCAAAATGTAATAAGATTTACAAAACTGCTAGGCATTTGTATAACCATGAAACGAAATGTAATAAAGTTGATAGTCTTACTTGTCCCAAATGCATGATTTCTTTTACAAATAGACATAATAGAAATAGGCATATTAAAGCTGATAAATGCAAAGCAAGAAGCATCATACATGCTAGAACACCAAATATTCAAAATATTACAAACAACAACAATATAACAAACAACAATACAACAAATAATATTCAAAACAATATTATTATCAATAACCTTGGATCTGAAAGAATTGATCACATTTCACACGAAGAAATTAAAAGATTTTTACTTTCAGGTGCTAACACTGTTCCTTTGTATATCAAAAAGAAACATTTCGACAAAGACTTCCCAGAAAACAATAACATCAAATATACTAATGATAATAAATGTCAAGTTTTGGAAGAGAATTCATGGAAAGAGAAAGACCTTGGACTTCTATCATCTAATCTTATGAAAGATAATACAGAAGTGTTACTAATGTATTGTGACAATAATGAAATAAAACTACTAAATGAAATTAAAGACACTGAAAAGTACGATCATATACGAAATAAACTGTTTATAATTTACAATAAGACAGATAATGAGAAGTACAACAGTGTTTTGACAAGAATAAAAGACTTGATCAAATTTTCATAAACAAAAAACGTTTAGGGTTCAATTTGCATACCTTTAACTGTTTAACTGCTCTAAGGTTTGAAAGTAAATGGAGGTAAAGGTTTAACAAAGAAGTCTCAACAGAAGATAAAAAATTATTTTTTATCACATAATTATAGCAAATGGTTTATTTTTATTGGTTGAAAATCTATGTTTTATCTCAAGTCTAGGAACGCTAAGGAGAAGAGAGGTTACAAAATTGCCAAAAATAATATTTATATCAAGCGATTTGTGATCACATTTCACATGAAGATATTAAAAAAGTTTTAATTTCAGGTTCTTATTTTTTTTGTATGTCAAGAAAAAGAAATGAATACTATGAATTCAAAATTCGATATAATAATGTATCATTATAATAGAATATAAATGAATGAAATTTTAGAAACTGAAGAAGGAGTTAAATTAAAAAAAACAATTCTCGATAATTTAGAATTGTTTAAAAATTTGACAAATTTAAAAGAAAAACAACTTGTTGTCCACGAACTTGTTGTCCACGAAAATGATGTTATTCCAAATACAAATAAATTCCAAGTATTTCCAGATTTACAAAGTTTGCAAACAAAATCAAAATTTATTATTTATAATATTGATGAAGAAGATAAAAAACAAATTCTAATTTTGGATGATGAAACTAATAATCTATCACTAACAATTAATCTGGATGAACATAATCTTGAAGCTTCTGTAACAGAAATATTTCAATTGTATCAAAATATTGAAGATGTTTATGAATTTTTTATTGGTCTTCGAGATCTTTTGAGAAAAGTTCAAAATAAAGGATTGTACAAGTATCATCAAAAAGGAATGCAAAAATTAGTAAAAGAAAATTTAGATTCTTTTATGAAATTAAAAGAAACACTTTTGAACCAATTTAAGGGAAATGAATCTATTATAGACTTTCAAAACGTTGTATATGATCCTTCAAATAAAAAACTTATAATTAAGAATGATTACAACAAAGAATACATAGGAGAAGACAGAACAATTGTACTTAATAAAAATGAAAATGAATACACTAAATATTTTGAAGATAATTTTTATTACTTTTTTATGTCAGATCAAAAATACAGTTTATTAAAATATATTATACCAGAATTTGTTGATATTCTTCAAAACCGGAATAATGAACCTGCACCAACTCAACCATTAGCAAAACATGATAAAACACCGGCAAAATCATTTTTTTCAAAAATTGGCAATCCATTCAGAAAAAATATTAATGATGTTGTAAATAAAATAAATGATCAGTTAATAAACATTCGATTATTAACACAAGATATTGCAACCTTATATATAGTATATGATGATGACCTTTTTTTTGATAAAGATAATGTTCAAAAAGTAAATAGAATATTTAAAAAGGATGAATTCGAAATTAATTTGTTTAAACCAATAATAACACAAATAGACTTGTTAAAAAAAGATGAATCTAAACACCAATTACTAAGAAATTTGTCAAATGATTATTTACCATCAATTATCAAAGAGATTCAAAGGATTCTCAAACCATCACATATTGTAGAAAATATAAATAATCTGTTAAAAGATATCCCACAAACGCATAAAGTTACTTATGATGAAAATGAAAATAAGATTAAAATCGAATTAAAAAAACCCATATTAAGCGGTGGAAAAAAATCAAATTCATATCAGTTAAATGGTGAAAAAGTTGAAATAATTCATAACAACAAGAAGCTTAAAAGAAGCATTTATGTAAAAACGGGTAGGAAAACAAGATATGTTAAAATTGATAATGATTATATACCATATAGCAAATGTAAAAAACCAAAAAAATAAAATTATTGTAAGTCGTTTACAAAAATGCAATTGATTCGAAAATGTTTATAAATTGATTACATTTATGATCAAGAATTTTTTTTGGATTTATTTGAAGGATAATCTCAAATACAATCAAGTATAATCATGTTTGTGAATAAATATTGTTCATTGTGGAATTCAACAAAAAAAACAGTGTTTTCTCTCAAGTCTAGGAACGCTTAGGGGGGAGAGAGGTCAGAAAAACGCAGAAAAATTATTTTTATGATGTGGTTTTTACATTTAAAGAATAAATATGTACATCATTTATAGTAATGACGCAAAACGACGCGATAAAATGGCACGAATGTGCGTTATGTAATTATAAGACAAAACGTAAATTTGATTTAAAAAGACATCAAAATGCTAAACATAAACATGAAATGTTAGAAAAACAACAACTTTCAGAAAACGTACAAAATGTTACCCCAAACGTACAAAAGGTCAACCCAAATGAACAAAAGGTCAACCCAAATGAACAAAAGGTCAACCCAAATGAACAAAAGGTCAACCCAAATAGTTTATATTGTAATAAATGCAATAAACTATACAAAACATTGAA